TCCGCCTGGATTGGCAGCTCCGGGGACTCCGCCCGGATTGGCAGCTCCGGGAACTCCGCCCAGATTGGCAGCTCCGGGGACTCCGCCCAGATTGGCAGCTCCGGGAACTCCGCCCAGATTGGCAGCTCCGGGGACTCCGCCCAGATTGGCAGCTCCGGGGACTCCGCCTGGATTGGCAGCTCCGGGAACTACGCCCAGATTGGCAGCTCCGGGAACTCCGCCCGGATTGGCAGCTCCGGGAACTCCGCCCAGATTAACTGCACTGGAAGCGATTCCGTGATTTGCTGCGCCGGACATGGCTCTGTGGTAAAAGCGCCAATTGGCTGCTGGATTACACTTGCAGAGTGGAAATACGATGGAGCAAAGCAACGATACGTTTCGGTATGTGTGAAAACGGAGTATGTCGATGGCGAAAAAATCAAGGCGGATACACCGTACACGCTGAAAAACGGGGAGTTTGCGGAGGTAAAGCCATGAAAGTTCTGATAGCCTGCGAGGAATCGCAAACCGTGTGCAAGGCGTTCCGGGCGCGGGGGCATGAGGCATATTCCTGCGATATTCAGGAGCCCAGCGGCGGCGGAACAGTGGGGATAGAAACGAGGTAAACATGAACAATGCACTGTTAAGCAGTGGGAAAATGGACTGGCGAACGCCGAAAGACTTTTTTCGGGAACTGGATCAGGAATTCCATTTTGGCTTAGATGCCGCCGCTACACCAGAGAACGCCAAGTGCAACTGTTTTTTCACCCCTGAAATGAACGGCCTTTCCCTTCCTTGGAGCGGATACGGAGCCGTGTTCTGCAATCCGCCATATGGCCGGGAGATCGGGAAATGGGTTCAAAAGGCATATTCTGAACATGTTTGTGGGGGTGTTACAATCGTCATGCTGATTCCGGCACGGACGGACACAAGCTATTTCCACGATTACATATACGGAAAAGCGGAAATTCGGTTTCTGCGTGGGCGGTTAAAATTTGAAGATGAAAACGGAGCAGCAATGAACCCAGCACCGTTTCCGTCTATGGTAGTGATTTTTAGATAGCAGATAAGCCCGGGGCAACCCGGGCGGGAAGGAGAAATGGCATGAAATATTATGATGGAAAGAAAATCAAAGAATATATCCGCACTCATTCGGATGGCCTTTGTGCCGTTGAAATAGGCATGGGTGAGGACTGGAGCTGGACAGCTGAGGAAGTATGGCGCGGTGGGAAATTCCGAAAGAATTTGAATAGGCGATTCATCAAAGTTAGGGGAATTTCTGGCTCCTACTGGGCAACGCCTACACTATACGCTATCTTTGATGATGGCCGCACAGAAATGATTCCGGTTTACTGGGAGGATAATAATCAAGCGTCTGCGGAGGATATTCAAAGAATGAAGCAGTTCGCACGCGCTACGGCGTTTGACGGAAGTCTGGAACAGGAGGGCTGAAAAATGGACGAAATCAAATTGAAGCCCTGCCCGTTTTGCGGGGGTAACGTTAGCATTATTCTGTGCGATGACGAAGGAAATCTGCGTGATGAGGCATATAGAGAACATCCCTATAGTGGGCTTGGCTTTATGCTTCGCCACGCTCACGAGGAAAACCTGGGGTGCCCGATTGCAAGCTATGAGTGCGATGGTGGGATTTTGGGCGGTGTGTATATTTACGACACGGAAGAACAGGCTGCTGAAGCATGGAACAGGAGGGCTGACAATGGCTAACGCGGTACTTATCAGCATCCGCCCGGAGTGGGTGGAGAAGATTGCCAACGAGGAAAAGACAATCGAGGTTCGCAAGACAAAGCCGCATTTGGAAACGCCTTTCAAGTGCTATATATACTGCACAAACACAAGGCCGTTCCTTGTGTGGGGTGATGTTTTCCGGGGCGCTTGGGTTACGGAGTTTACCCGTCTTTCGGGGTATGGCAGAGCAGAAGCAGATAGAACATGGGACGTTTTCAACGGGCATGTTGCCGGGGAATTTGTATGTGACTGGGTTGAAACCATCAAGGCGGCAACAGAACCGTATGGAATCTACGATGTGGGTGATTACTTTGTGGCGCAGACTAGGCTTGTGGACGGTGCTTTGTGGGACTACGGAAAAGGTGCAACACTGTACGGCTGGCACATTTCTAAGTTGGAAATCTACGATACGCCGAAACCGCTGAGCAAATTCAAGGGGTTGCGGAAAACGAAATTTGGATATGCGCCTGTTGAAATCAAACGCCCGCCCCAGAGTTGGTGCTATGTGGAGGAACAGTAATGGCCTTACGTAAACTTGCTCTGATGCACCGTTTTTTTGGCGTTTTGGATGGGCATACGTGCCGGGAGTGTAGCAACTTCATAAAGGGCAAGTATCACGATAAAGTGCTTTGCAAATGCAAAGTATACGGGCTTACCCATAGTAAAGCGACGGACTGGGCGGGACGATGGATGGCTTGTGGGGCATTCAATCGGGCAATAAGCCGCCAGCCCCTTGAGAGAGAAGTCGTCCCGGAACGGAAGCGGAAAGAGGCCGACAATACGCCCATTGATGGGCAGATTAGTTTGGAGGAATTGAAATGAGTGATTACATAAGCCGGGAAGCGGCGCAAAAAGCCTTTGAAAATACAGATGCGGATGTATGTGAAAGCTACCCGGACGGAGCCTGCGATTGGGGCTTTGGGATAAAAAACATTCAGGAAGTGATAGATGGAATTCCCGCCGCCGACGTGGAGCCGGTGCGGCATGGGGAGTGGTTGCGAACTGACGATGATTGGAGCAGTCTTGTAACAATCCAATGCTCTGCCTGCGGCGGAGAATGGTGCTTTGAGTTTGACGAGGATGTGCAACTGTTGGGGTACAACGTCGGAACTTCTGCCAGCTTAGAGCGTGGAAAAATTACAAGAGTATCAGAGCATACAGCAGAAATCAGCGGCAAACGTAGAGCGGAATACAAGATTGTCAGGGTTAATTCTGTGAAACCCACGATGGGTAACACATGGATTCCGTGCAGCGAGAGGTTGCCAGAGAAAGCGGGATTTTACCTTGTCGTTACTCCTAGAGGGATTGAAATTATGGAGTTTTCTAGTGGGGACAAACGCTATCGGGAAACTCCGTGCTTTGTGAGTGAGGCGCTGGGGAAAGTTAGCGGATACGTTACCCACTGGCAGCCGCTTCCAGAATTGCCGAAGGGGTGACGGAAAGTGATAGACTGCTTCAACTACCAATGCTTGTGCAGAGGGGTGAATGAGGGCAAGCCTCCCTACAAGTGCGAGTGCGTGGCTTGCCCCAACAGGGTTACAGAATCACATATTATCATGAGCAACCGAACGCTGGTGCAAGAAGAAATTAAATATCTTACGAAAAATGGAGGTATTGGGATCGAATGAAAATCACACTTGATATTCCCGACGGTATGGTCTGCGGTTTCCTGAACGGCGTGGTGGAAACACGCAGCGGGCTGACGATGGTGACCTATTCGCTGGGTAGCAACGATCTACACGATGAGGCAGAAATTAAACTGCCACTGGAGGAACGGGAGCAATGAGCAATGAACTCACATACATGGACTGCTGGCATTTTGTTGCCCCGCTGATTCCTGTGAACACCGACTACACATTGGAGGTACATGAATAATGGCAGAACAGGATTTCAAATTTGATGATGCGTTGCTCATGAAGATTGCACGCGAGATGCTTGCAAAAAAATTGACCGAAACAGTGAAAGAAGTCGCCAAGTCCGGGGAATGGGAGATAACCGCCATCGAGCAGGAAGAATCTGACCCGGAAAAGATTCTCCGGAGGATGTTTGCAAAATACGCCTACGGCAACGTCCCGGAGTGGTTCGCCTCTGCGGTATCTGCGACGTCCTATGTGCTGTCTGTGGACAAGGGAAAGGGGATTGAGTGTATTTCCGTCTTGCACACGGCAACGGAACGGGCACCGGCTGAAATTCGGATGACGGCGCAGACAAAACTGCTTATGATATGCCAAGAAACCGGGATGCTCGGCGGGATTGGGAGCCTGCCTGTTCTCTAGGGGCAACATGGAGTACAAGGATAGCAGGAAGTATTGCGTCGGGTGCTGGTATTTCTTCGGATACTACGAAGGCAGCCGGTGCTGCAATTACATATTTGCCCGTGGGGAAAAGCGGCCTTGTCCGCCTGGGAAGGATTGCACCGAAAGGAGGGAGAAAACGAAAAACAGGAGACGGGATTTAATATTATAGCTTTATCCCTGTATAGTATATATTAAATATAATCTTGTATCTTGTGTGTATTGTGTATATCTATACATGGATTTAATAAGATATGCAAGGAGGAACGGAATGAACTGGAAGTATGAGGCCATTGAAAAGCTAAAGGAGTACAGCGCAAAGAAACAGTCCCTGAAAAGCATTCCCGAGGAAATGGCGCGGCTGGAATCCGCTATGCAGAGTATCCGAAGCGCCACGGCTGACGGTACGCCGGTAAGCGGCGGTGGTTCCGGCCGGGAAGATGCGATGCTATCGAATATCGTTCACCGTGAGGAACTGGCGCGTTCGCTGGAACAGGCGAGAAAATGGGTGTCGCTTGTGGATTCCGGGCTTGAATCGCTTAGCGCCGATGAAAAGAAGATACTGAGCAGATTTTACATAAGCCCGGCTAGAGGCAACGTCGATGCCCTGTGTGAAGAACTTGGAGTGGAAAAAGCTCAGGTTTACCGCCGCCGGGATTCAGCACTACGACATTTCACGCTATGCCTGTATGGGCAGACTGAAAACTGAAAAATGAGAAAAAAATGAGACGATTTTTCGGTTTGAATGTGCTATACTGGTAAAAAAGAAAAAGCGAAAGAGGCTTGGGGTTGCTCCTGAGCCTCTTTTTGCATGGCGCGGTAGATAACGAGTTGGGCGCTCTCTCCCCAACAGAAGGCCGTTTGAATCGGCCTCGCGCCACATATATCGCCGATGGCCTCCCTATCGGCACAGCGGGCGCTTTTCGGTGAAGTATGCCCCAAATGCCAACAGGTGGAAACAGAGTTCAAAAAAACATTTTAATCAACAGGAAGGATTGATAGCAATGTTTGTAGAAATCGCAAAGGTCGGGAAGCAGGAACGCCCTACGGTAACAAGCCTTGATGTGGCGGAGACGTTCGGGAAACTGCATCAGCACGTTCTCAGAGACATTCGCGAACTTGGATGCAGCGAGGAATTTCGGCTGTCCAATTTTGGACAGTCGAGCTATGAGAACGCGCAAGGACACAAGCAGCCGATGTTCATCATAACCCGCGACGGGTTCACCCTATTGGCCATGGGTTATACTGGCGAACTTGCTATGAAGTTCAAGGAAGCGTATATCAAGCAGTTCAACGCTATGGAAGCAGCCTTGCAAGGCAAGCTGATCGAGCGCGAAAAAGGGATTGCCGTTCGTCAGGCGTTGACCAAAGCGCTACAGCAGTCCAGAGAGGACGAGCGGATGCACGGCCATGCGTATTCCAATTACACGAATTGCATCTACAGGGCGTTGTTCGGGAAAGACGCGGCGCAGCTTCGCCGGGATTATGGGCTTGGCGCAAAGGACAATCTTCGGGACGCATTTCCGCAGGAAGAACTTGCCGCTGTGCAGTCCATGGAGCGCCTTGTGAGCGGCCTTGTTGACTGCGGCTGGGAATATGCGCAAATTAAAGAATTTATCGGGAAAACCAATTCGAGATTGGCTATTTCCGCATGATGAGCAACTGGGGAGCTACTCCACCAAGTTGCTTTTTTATTATCCTGAATGAGAGGTGGTGCTATGGCTGCAAGGATTACAGATCGGAAGAAAAAAAGAATAATCGCCGACTGGATAGAAATGCAGTCGTACAGCGCCGTTGCAAAAAAGCATGGCGTAACTCACCAGACTGTGAAAAGGATTGTCAGCGCTTCACCGGATATCGCCCAAAAAGTGCAGGAAAAAAAAGAAGAGAATACCGCCGACATGATGGCGTACATGGAATCGCAAAAAAAGGCGATGCAAGAAGCAATCACCTTGCATCTGAAAGCGCTCACAGACCCCGAAAAGATTTCAGCCGCAACATTAAGCCAGATTGCAACATCTTTCGGGATTATTGTCGATAAGGCCACAAGAAACACGGCAAGCGGCAATGATAGTCTCAATAAGTTGGATGGGCTAATTAAGGAGTTTAGAGATGCTATTAAGCCCGAAACAGATTGAATTTGCAAGGTATGGGAATCACCGATGGAATTTCAAGGGCGGCGCGACCAGAAGCGGGAAAACATATCTTGATTTCAAATGGATTATTCCCATGCGGATTCGAGAACGAGCCGGGAAAGATGGGCTTTCCGTTATTTTGGGCGTTACAAAATCCACAATAGAGCGAAATGTGCTAGAGCCTATGCGGAATCTGTACGGGGATAAACTTGTTGGGGCGATTTCCAGCGATAATACAGCATGGATTTTTGGCGAGAAGTGTTATTGCCTTGGCGCGGAAAAAGTGTCTCAGGTATCGAAGATTCGCGGCGCGTCTATCAAGTATTGCTACGGCGACGAGGTCGCGGACTGGTCGGAGGAAGTTTTTGCCCTCCTGAAAAGCCGGCTTGATAAGGAGTATTCCTGCTTCGATGGCACATACAATCCACAGTATCCCAACCACTGGCTAAAGAGATTCCTTGATAGTGATGCCGATATTTTCAGCCAAAAATACACAATAGACGATAATCCATTTTTACCCCCGGCTTTTGTTGAAAATCTGAAAAAAGAATATGCCGGAACGGTGTTCTATGATAGGTACATTTTGGGGCAATGGACGCTGGCAGAGGGGCTTATATACGATTTTTCCGAAGCGAATATCACGGATGAAGTGCCGGAATTCGCGGATTATTACATAAGCATCGACTACGGCACCCTGAATCCGTTTTCATGCGGATTATGGGCTGTGAATGGTAATAATGCGGTAAGAATCAAAGAATATTACTACGATGGCAGAGCCGAATGCAGGCAGCAAACTGACGAGGAATATTGCGACGCTGTGGAGAGCCTGACGGACGGCTACGAAATCAAGAGGGCGGTTATTGACCCTTCGGCGGCTTCTTTCATTACCGCCCTGAAACGCCGAAAATTCCGCGTCCAGCAGGCAGACAACGCCGTTCTTGACGGCATTCGGCGCACGGCGGTATATCTCAAGAACGGGAATATAAAAATTCACCGGTGCTGCACGGATGCCATTCGGGAGTTCGGGCTATACCGGTGGGACGATAAGAAAACGGAGGACGCGGTAGTGAAAGATAACGATCACGCTATGGATGATATCAGGTACTTTTGCAACACCATTATGAAATACAAAGTGGAGAAGAAAAACAAGATTTCACCCGCCGCTGCGTTGCTGTTGTGATTTTGCGAGATTTCTGCTATTGGAGAAAATTCATGAAAATTTATCAAGATTTGGAAGAAGCCATTGCAAAGGGAACTACTGGGAAATTCATACGTGATGCAGTGCGGGAGCACCAGAGCAGCAAGGCGTACAAAGACGCCGCTGACGGTATGGCGTACTATAATAAGCACAATATCACCATTGAGAAATTCCAGAAGTTCCTTTTCACCTTATCCGGGAACAAAACTCCTGATATTTGGAGCAGCGACTACCGGCTTAAAACGCTAACGTTTCGGCGGCTGGTGACGCAGGAAGTGGGCTATATTTGCGCCAATGGCGTAAGCATGGACGAAAAGGAAAAGCTGGGCGCGGACTTCGACAATAAACTGCAAACGGCGGCAAAATTGGCACTGGCGCAGGGCGTTTCCTACGGCTATTGGAATCTCGATCATCTGGAAGTGTTTTCATTCGCCGATACTCCCGGAAATCCGGGATTTGTCCCACTGCTGGACGAAAAAACGTCGGAGTTGATGGCCGGTATTCGGTACTGGTTCCGAGAGACTGGCCGAAAAACTGTTTTCCGGGCTACGCTTTACGAGTTGGACGGCGTGAGCGAATGGAGCGCGGAGGGAAGCGATGACGCGCAGCCCATGGCCGAGAAACGCGCATATATCCACAAGGAGCTGAGGAACGATCTGGGCGTTGTGGATGTGTGCGACGAGAACTATACCCGCCTTCCTATTGCGGTACTGTATGGAAATGATACCCACGAAAGCGAACTCGTTGGGTTGCGCGGCTCCATCGACTGCTATGATTTTATCAAATCCGGGTTCGCCAACCAAATTGACGATACGAGCGGAATTTACTGGATTCTGCACAATACCGGCGCTATGGACGATACGGATTTGGCACAGTTCATCCAGAGAATGAAGAGCGTAAAGGCGAATGTGGTAGATAGTTCCGCTGAAACGGCAGCAGAAGCTCACACCCTTGACGTTCCTGTAGAGGCCCGAAAAACCATGCTGGATATCTTGCGGCGCGACCTGTACGAAGATGCCCAGATGCTTGATGTTACGGCTCTGGCGGGCGCTGAGAAAACGGCCACAGAGATTTCGGCGGCGTATCAGCCACAGGACAACAAATGCGCCGATTTTGAGTATTTCTTGATAGATTTCATTCGGCAGATTTGCGCTGTTGCTGGCATCAGTAATCCACAGCCGGAATTTACGTGGAACAAGGTAATAAATCGCACTGAGGAAACAAATATGGTGCTTTCGGCGGCTACGTTTCTTGATGATGAAACGGTTCTGAAACACCTCCCGTTTCTTTTGCCGGAGGAAGTACCGGAAATCCTGAAAAGGAAAGCGGACGCTGACATAAATACGGTTTACGGCGGTGATGAGGATGGCCAGACCGAATGAAGCCGATAGAGGAACCGATAGGGCGCTTGCCGACTTGGAGCGCCGCATTAACTCCGTATATTCTAAGGCGGCTAAAGAGCTGCAAGAGGAAATAGATGCCTTTTTCAAGCATTTCGCCGATCAGGATAAGAAGATGCAGGACTTGATAGGCCAGAAGCGCAACGGTAAGGAGTGGACTGAAAAGGACTACCAGCAATGGCGGCTGAACCAGATGGGGCGCGGGGCACGGTTGGAAGCGCTTCGGGACAAGCTGGCAGAACGTGCGACGGAAGCAAAAGAGGTGGCGCTTGCCTATGTGAACGACGCTACGCCTGGAATCTACTCCCTGAATCGGAATTACACCGCATATACCATTGAGAGCGTTCACCCGGGTGCAGATTTTACGCTTTTTGACGAGCAGACCGTAAAGCGCTTAATTGTGGAGCAGCCGGACGTAATGCCATACTACCCCGAAAGGCTTGCGCTAAAGCGGGGCATTGATCTGGCTTTTGGCAAGCAGCAGATTACAGCAAGCGTTACAGGCTCCATTTTGCAAGGCAGAAGCATCAAGCAAATATCCGATGATTTGCAGTCCAGAATCGTCACAATGAGCCGTGTAAGCGCTATTCGAGCGGCAAGAACGGCAGTTACCGCCGCACAGAATGCCGGTAGAATGGACAGCTACGCCGCCGCTGACGAGATGTGGGGTATCAAATCCAAGAAAAAGTGGGTAGCAACAAAGGATTTGCGTACCCGCCACGATCATGGCATGGCAGACAATCAGATTGTGGACTACGATCAGCCGTTTGATGTCGGCGGCTATAAGATGATGTTCCCCGGTGATGGCTCGTTGGGAGCGCCGGGGCATGAGCTGTATAATTGCCGCTGCACGGTGGTGAATGCCACGGACGACGATCTGGAAGCGGAGCGCCACATGATGCGCGTGAAGAATCCCGAAACCGGGGAATATGAGCTTGTAAAGAAAAAATCGTACAAAGAATGGTACGACGAAAAGAAAGCGCAGTATCCTCCGGAAAAATGGGCGGGCATGGTGAAAGCTGGTAAAAACTATCAGGCAGACCAACGGGAATATGCAGAATACCGTGAAATTCTGGGTAAAAAAGCACCAAAGACGTTCTCTGCGTTCCAAAATATGAAGTACAACCAGCCGGACGTATGGAAGCAGTTGCAAGAGGAGCTAAAGAAGAATCTGGGGAAGAAAGTCGAAGAACCAGCAATAAATGTATTCGGGAAAGAAATCACTTTTGATGCAAAAATAGAAGAAAACGACCGATTCAATCAGAGCGTGACAATGATTAAACAGCTTTCGGCGCGATATAAGACAAAATTGCAGGAAGTTAAACTAGGCAGCCAGAAATCCGCCGGAAGCGTTCAAATTTCTGGCTCTATTATGAATTTGTCAAGCAAGGATCAAGCAACGGTAATCCACGAATTTGCACACACAATTTCGATGGAAAATCAAACAAAGTTTGGGCTATACGACGAAAAAGGCTTTTGGAAAGACGTCCGCAAAGAATGGCGGGCATATAAAAAGAAAGTTGGCGATGATACCTCAAAATGGATTTCGACATATGAACACAGCTCAAACAGTGCTGACGAATTTATGGCAGAAGCTTTTACCCTTGCGACACTAAATGAATATGGGCTTGACGTACCAAAAAAATATGGAGATGGGCTAGAGTACGCGAAAATTATTCTGGCGATTATTAAAAGGTATTTTGGAAGATGAAAATTGCGTTTGTGGATAACTCCGACGAAATCCTCCGCGCCCTTGGTGAAGCGTGTGAGCGCGGGCTGGAACGCTGCGGAGAAAAAGCTGTAGAATATGCCAAGGATTTATGCCCCGTTGATACTGGGAATTTGCGCAACAGCATTACACATACCGTGGAGGATGGGAAGAAAGCCATTGTTGGAACGCCTACCGAATACGCCATTTATCAGGAAATGGGAACGGGCAAATACGCCGAGGGAGGCGGAGGCCGTCCTACTCCGTGGAAATACCAGGACGCGCAGGGAATCTGGCATTGGACAGCTGGTAACCGGGCGCACCCGTTTATTAAGCCGTCAATCGCCGATCATCAGGGAACGTACAAGAATATTCTGAAAGACGAACTCAGCAAAGGAGATTGACAGGGCGTGGATACCAGAAAAATAAATGTGCTTGGAGCTGAATACACGCTTTCCGTTTGTGGCGAAGATGAAGATTCACGGCTGGCGGGATGCGATGGATTTTGCGACGAAACCAGCAAAGAACTGGTTGTGGATAGCTATAGTAAGCACATCGGCGACCAAACTTGTAAGAAAAACTTACAAGTTCAGATTAGAAAGAACAAGCGGCATGAGATCATTCACGCATTCCTATTCGAAAGTGGCCTTGCGGAAAACTCCGAATGGGCACAGAACGAGGAAATGGTAGATTTTTTCGCTATCCAGTTTCCAAAACTTATGGAAGCGTTCAAAAACGCTGACGCGATTTGAGGGGCAATAAATGAATAATGACGAAATCATAAAGGCCATAGAGGCTATCATAAAGCGTGGGAACGATGTGGAGATACGGCGCAAGGGCGACGGCTACATAGTCCTCGAAGTAAAGAAAACAATCAAATATTCTTCTCCTGCGTAATTGGGCGCAGGAATGGGCAATTGGAGCCGAACAGCACGTATATTTTGCGTGCTGTTCGGCTCCTTTTTTGTTTATTTCGGTAAAACCCGCGAAGTATAGCGGCTTTTATATCACAGTCGTCCCCGAAGAATTGGGGCGAAGAAAGGAAGACTGAAACAATGGCATTAACTCGCAAACTTTTGAAGGGGATGGGGCTTACCGACGAACAGGTGGACACCATCATCGAAGCACACACCGATACCGTGGACGGCCTGAAAGCCGATATCGGGAGGTACAAGGCCGACGCTGAGAAACTTCCTGGCATTCAAAAGGAATTGGATGATCTGAAAAAGGAAGACGCTGACGGCGGCTACAAGGCCAAGTACGAGAAGGAAAAGAAGGATTTTCAGGATTTCAAAGACGGAGTTGCCGCTAAGGAGAGCGCCGCCGCCAAGGAAAAGGCAGCACGGGCGTACTTCCAGAGCAAGGGCATTCCCGCCGAGAGCATGGGGCTGGTTATCCGTGGAGCCAAAGCTGAAATTGATGGCCTGAAACTGGACGGCGAAAGTATCAAAGATACCGCCGCACTGGATGGGCTGCTTTCCGGCGATTACAAGGGCTTGATCGGCAAGACTACCACCACCGGCACCCAAACACAGACACCGCCTGACACCTCTGGTGGCGCAAAGAGCCGCGCCGAAATCTACAAAAAGGACGATAAAGGACGGTATCTTTTGTCCACTGCTGAGAGACAGGCCGCGCTTGCTGAAAGCATGGCAAGCGAAAACAAATAACTTTTTTGAAAGGAGCTGTACAAATGGCAGCAAAAGAAAACGTAACGATTTCCACACAGTTCACCACGTCCGCGCGAGAGGTGGACTTTGTAACCCGGTTCAACGATAACTGGGACGCACTGCGCACCATTCTGGGCATTATGCGGCCTATCCGCAAGGCCCCCGGCACGAAACTGGTATCCTACAAGGCAGAGGTAGACGGCGATTTGCAGGGCGGTGCCACCGTAGCGGAAGGCGACGAGATCCCCTTCACCAAGATGAAGGTTTCTCCCGTCACCTATGGCGATATCGAAGTGGCCAAGTACGCAAAGAGCGTTACCATCGAGAGCGTGGCCAAATACGGCGCAGAGGTCGCCGTAGAAAAGACGGACGACGCTTTCCTGGTTGCCCTGCAAAACAAGGTTTTGGGTGACTTCTACACTTTCCTGGCTACCGGCTCTCTGGCACTGACCCCCAAGACCTGGCAGTTGGCGCTCGCACAGGCAAAGGGCAAGGTGCTTGCGAAGTTCATGGGCATGGACAAGGACGTGACCGAGGTCGTTGGTTTTGCCAACATCATGGATTTCTACGACTACCTGGGCGATAAGGAGATTACCACCCAGACCATGTTTGGCCTTACCTATGTCCAGAACTTCCTGGGCTACAGCACCCTTTTCCTCCTGCCTGACAAGTACGTAGCCGCCGGTAAGGTGATTGCAACCCCCGTTGAGAACATCGATCTGTACTACGTTGACCCGAGCGACAGCGACTTTGCCAAGCTGGGGCTGAATTACACCGTGAAGGGCGAAACGAACCTGATCGGCGTACATGTCGAGGGCGACTACTCCCGGGCTACCGGCGATATGTACGCCATCATGGGCATGAAACTGTGGGCGGAGTACCTGGACGGCATCGCCGTTGCCACTGTTACCCCGGCGGGGGGTTAAAGGCGGCTCTGACAGCTGACAAAACCGCACCGGAAACCGTGGATTTTGACGGAATGACGAAAGCGCAGCTTTTGGAGTACGCCAAAGTCCACGGTATCTCCGGGGTCAGCGCCGCAATGAACAAAGCGGACATTCTGGCCGTTGTAAAGAGCCGGTAAAGGAGGGAATCACATGGGACATGCGGTAAGCCTGTATGAGCTGCTTGTGTACCTGCGTAATTTCTTCCCCGGCTTGCACTGGCAGTTTACCGGGGCGGAAATCACCGGGAACCGGATCGTTATTCCCGGCCTTGAAACAGGCGATTACTACCTGATCGAAGGAAGCCGGAGGAATAACGGGATTCACGTGTACGGTGATGCTGATTTGCGGAACGAAACTTATACCGGAATCGTTACTGAAATCTGCGTACCGCCGGAGGTGCTGGCGATGCTGGATGAAATCAATGCGTGGCAGGAGAAGAACGCTGAGGCCGTACAAAGCCCGTATCAAAGCGAATCTTTCGGGGGCTACTCGTACACAAAGGCAAGCGGTTCGCCCGGCTCCGGAGAAAGCACGAGCTGGAAAACGGTGTTTGCGCCGCGCTTGCGGATATGGAGGAAGATATGAGCTTGCTTGACTACTACCTGAATAACACGTGCGTACTGATGGAAAAGAAGCGCACCCCGGATGGGGAGGGCGGCTGGGCAACGGAATGGGCACAGGGCGCGGAGTTCGACGCGGCTATTATTCTGGATACCTCCATGCAATCCAGAATCGCGGAGAAGGAGGGCGTTACCAGTGTGTACACCATTACCACCCGCCGCGCGAATCCGCTTTCTTTCCATGATGTATTCAAGCGGCTTTCCGATGGCGCAATTTTCCGGGTGACGAGCAACGGGAGCGATAAGCATGCGCCTACGGTCGGCACTTTGGATATGTGCCAAGTCACCGCCGAGAAATGGGAGCTGACAAAATGACGGCAACAGAAGCGCTCTACAAGTTTTTTTCCGGCTTTAATCTCCCCGCGTATCCGGATACAGCGGTACCGAGCGATACCGTAATGCCTTACCTCACCTATTCGGTCTCCGTCGGCGGGTGGGGCGATATGGCGAACTCGCTGACGGTAAAGCTGTGGTATCACACGGAGAAAGAGGCAGAGCCGAACGCCAAGGCAGAGGAAATTTCCCGCACGATAGGACGTGGAGGCATTCAGCTGCCTTGTGATACCGGCACAGTTTGGCTTATGCGCGGTGAGCCGTGGTGCATCAATTCCACATTTGAATCAGATCAATCCATCAAATTGCG